AAGATAACTGGCAAGAAAGGATATTCACACATACAAGAGCGGTGCAAGAAAGGAATGCTCAAGACAAATTAAAGATACATGCTCAAAATGATTTGTTGATATTCGAATTACAGGAGAACGCAAGATTACTTAACTTACAAGATTTAGTCACTGGATTAGAATCAGGTTCTTTGAATGGTACTCAAAGGCAAGCAATAACCAAATCCAATAAAGATTTGCAAGATGCAACTAACCGTGACCTGGGAGAAGTTAAAGACATCAACCAAAGTAACATCAACGCAGACGTCACATCAAATAACCAAACCAATCACAACCTCGATGAAACTGTAATCAAGGAGCTACAAGATGTTATTAAGCCAAGAAGAGATAGGACAGATTGAATACATCTGCCGAGAAAACCTTTACTGGTTCTACCGGAACTATATCGCAACAGACTTCAAAGAAAACTTAGATGCTCCACACATTGAGACATTAGCAGCATACCTAACTGACTTGAAAGAAAACCAGATTAACCGGTTATGCGTAGCAATGCCTCCAAGACACAGTAAATCATCAATGATTACATTAGCATTCCCATTATGGTTACTCTCAAAAAACAAAGACCTAAACATACTAATCGTTAACAACAGCGCAGGACTATCGGAGAAATTCGGAATACAGTTAAGAGAATATGTGAAACGAATTGGTCCTGAATTCGACTTATACTTATCAGATGTAAAACATTCCAGTACCTACCTGATGTTCACTAATAGTCAAGGTGAATTACAAAAAGGCAGCATAAGATTAGTAGGTGCAAGCGGATCAATAACTGGACAAGATGCAGATTACATAATATTGGATGATATTTATTCTGGTTTTGATGATATCACTCCGAGCTTATTAACGAAGAAGATTGACTGGTTCAAGACAATTATTGAGCAACGTATTGAACCACATACCAAACTGGTTATACTTCACACTAGGTGGCACAGTGAAGACCTCCAAGGATACTTAAAAGAACATTACTTTGATGATTATGAGTTCCTGGAGTTCCCCGCAATTGATGACACTGGCAAACCATTATGGAGTGAAAGATATACTATTGAAGATTATCGTAAAAAAGAAGCATCGATGGGAGAGCGACAGTTCCAAGCTATCTACCAACAAAAACCACTAGACCTAACATCAGATTTCTTCCATACTGACAGATTACACTTCGAGACAAGATTTGATGATTATCCTATAGCAAGATGCAGGTCATGGGATATTGCTTCCAGTGATGACAGTTTAGGTGATGAGAGAGATTACACTGCAGGTGTGAGAATGCTCAAAACACCAAACGATGAATACTGGATATTCGATTTCGAACATGGGCAATACGGAAACGATGTCAAAAATGTAATACGGAACACTGCAAGAATGGATGGAGCAGCATACAACATATTACTTGAAACCGGTACAAAAGGCGGTGCGGCCGGACTGTTATACGATGAATACAAATCTGCCTTGAAAGGCTACAACACCAAACAGTCAGAACCAAAGGGAACAAAGGCAGACCGTGCAACACCATTAGCCAATGCAATATATGATGGCAAGGTGCATGTCATGATAAACAACGATGAAAGACGGGAACTGTTCCTATCACAATTCAAATCATTTCCAAACGGCAAGCATGATGATATAGTTGATGCATGTGCCTACGGATATTTATTTTTACAAAAACACGATAACCGCATCGTAAAGACAGGAAGAAAAAGACAACGCAAGAGGTTAAGATAATTATGAGTATTATTACAGACATTAGCAATCATTTATTCAACAGAGTCAGTAAGAATAGTGTAATCGGAACAATTAGCCATAAAATCAAAGGTTACACTTCATTATTCAATCGAGATGATGTTGAAGACACATTTGTTGATTACCGGACAGGAATGAGTATACTAAGAGACACTCAGGTCGGAACTGGTTTCGATATCCTGAAATACTTATTGTCAAGTAAGCAATGGATACTCACCAACCCCAACGAGGAAGACTCCACAATTTATGATTTCACTGATGACATGTTACGGAACATGAATACTGACATCAACACCATCGTGAAACAGATGACTCCTGCAATGGCATGGGGATATAATGTTCACGAAGAATTATTTGATGTTCGTGACGGTTACCTTGTAGTGTCAGATGTAGTTCCAATTCACATAAAAACTTTACAAGATGATCCATTCACTTATGATGAAAATACTGGTGAGCTGATTGGCATTCATCAGGTAGTTGCGAATGAAGATGTGGGAATCCCTATCGACAAGTGCTTACTGTACAGCTTCGGTAGTATGTACGATGAAAAAGAAGGCCATGGTTTATTGCATGATTTTCTACCTATCGTGGAAGATAAGGAGAATGTGATGGATTGGTTGATGACTTTCGCTGAACGTAACGGCTCACCTACTATGTATGGTAAGGCGGACGGTGAAGTCAATCGTGACGAGATGCTTAATGCTTTTGATGAGATTGCAGACGGTACAACAGGAATGACAATGGGTCTGAACGAGGAAGTTGGAATACTCGAGTCAAACCATAATGGCGAAGTGTTTTTCAATATATTGGCCTATAAGGACAATCAAATATTCCGTAGAATGTACATCGGTAACCTGTTGTTAGGTGACAACTCACAAACTGGAACATATGCGCAGTCACAGACTCAATTAGAATTCGGTCAATTAGTATTTGATGGAATATTAGAAGAGATTGCTAAGGTTATTCAAAAGCAAATCATCAATCGTGTTGTTGAGTTCAACTTTGGTAGTGAAGCAGTTCCACCAGTATTCAGCTTCGACAAGTTCAGCAGCGGAGACATGGAGAAACTGTTCAACATCGTGAAACCGTTAATGGACAATGGTACTGTTGACCCTGAGAACAGTGCAGTGCAGGAAGCATTAAGGTTACTGTTCAAAGCCGAAGCAGGTGTAGAGTACACTAATGAAGAACCATCTTTGCCTGATGAAAACTTCGGATACCAACCAAGTGATGGCAGCAACTTGACCAATGATATATTGAATGAGTTAGGCGAGATATATGCCCAGTCAAAATAAACTAATCAAGGAAGGTATTAAATATTCCGATGCATTGTTTAAGGAAATAGCCAAACGATTAGGCAATGGAATAAGACAATGCGATACATTGGAGGAATTCCTTGACTTATACAATCGTGTATTTCCTGAGAAAGGTAATCCATTGCTAAGTGTTGGATATGATAAAACATTGGTTCGGTTGATACTTGCTGAAACTAATAATCATAAGTTCAGCCGACCTGGTCAAAAAGAGATGGCGAGGACAGTAATCGAAAACATTGTTGGAAATCATATTGCAGGCATCGGCGAAGATTTGCGAGTCAGAATCAGAGATGTTGTCAAGGACGGTTACGATAACCAATTGCCACAGGAACAAATTGCTGAGAACATTACTGCTGCGGTCGAGACAATCAACAATACGCGTGCAAGAGCAACTGCAAGAACTGAAATTGCAAGAACTGCAACCGTATCTGATTATATCATTAATGTTGAACGTGGTGCGGAATTCTTTAAGGTTGATTGTAGAGGAACATGTTGCCCTATATGTGAAGAAACTTATCATTGGGGTGATGAAGAGTATTCAATTGACCAGACAGATATGCTCCCCCCGTTACACCCTAATTGCCGTTGTGTTGCATTCTTTTACACCAAAGACAATGAACCAACTGACTTGAAGAACGAATCATTAATCCGTAAAGAGATTAATGAGTTAAAGGAATCCGATATTCCGAATGCTGAGGAAAGGATTCAGTATTTCAAAAATCAATTATAACTTTTTTTTATTTTACATCCTATGATGCTAACAGTATTAGCGGAGGCTATCAAAACCCGAGGTGAATTACCATGACTGAACAAAACCCCAACCCAAACCCAGAACCACAACCACAAAACAACAATGATGGTGAAATTCTGGACAAATTCAATGAAATCAAAGAAAGATACGAAACCGAACTATCCGACAAGGACAAAGAAATCGAGGAACTGAAAAAGCAACTCCAAGACAAAAACAAAGAAGTTGACAATACCATTCAGAACCTCAACGATGAAGTAAACGATAAACTCGAACAGGCAGAGAAAATCAAAAGCCTCCAAGCCACAGTCGATGAACTTGTGGAGGAAAGAGCAGAAGCAACCGTAGACGCCTACGTACAAAAAGGTATAATCCTACCTGCTCAAAAAGAAGCTGCAAAGAAACTCTGCTTAACAGACAATGACACATTCTTAGATTTATACCGTGACGCAAAACCAATCGTGGAAACCGACCAAAAAAGAAAATCTGTTCCCACCGGTACTGCCGAACGTATAGCAAACTATTTCAAAAACTAAACTATGGAGGACATGTATACTATGTTAAATATCTTCAAAGGGATTACTATCCCATGTAAAGCAGTTGAAGGCAAAGTAAGCATTGTCGAAACTGTAAGTGTAACTGGTGACGGCAAAAAACCTTCAGTCGCTGCACCAGTAAAACAAGGCGATGCAGTAGCAATCGTCGGAGACTTATTAGTAAAAGTGGCAGGTGCAGGAGACACTGTTATCGGATTTGCACACGACCACCCAGAATACGATGTAGATCCTACTCAAGAATACACTCAACAAGCTGCAATCAGTGCAGGAATGTTAAGGAATGTTGGTGTTGACACTGTATTTGCAGATGTTCGTACCGTACCTGCAAAAGCATCTGAAGCAATCACCGCAGGAATGTATGTGGAATGGTCTGCAGACGGTTGGAAGAAAACCGCATCAAGCGGAACTACTGCATCTGATGCAATCGCATTAGTAGGTCAAACTACTGATGACGAAATCGTAATTGGATTAAAATAAAACCTAAAATGGAGGATTAATAACTATGGCATTTAATGGATTACCAGCTGTATTAGATGATAAAGTACAGAACCAAGAGTTATATGTACAGAAAAGAATCTACGCAGCTTTAAAATTATTAAATTTACTTCCAGTAGAACAGAACGAAACTGGATTATTCACTAACTACTTAAACGGGGACGTTGATGTTTCCGAACCAATGTACACCAACAATGGAATTGACTTCAACGAAATCAAATTCGGTCAAGGTCAAACCGTAGGTGGCCAAACCTTACCAATCGGTTTCATGTACCGTGCTAACACTCGTGACGAACAAAGGGGCAGATATGACAGCAACTTACAATCTTTTTACAATGCTTCTGTTGTTAAAATCGCAGACTTCTTTGAAGACAAATACTCACAAGCAATCCTTGAAGGAGGTAGAGCATCC